CTAAAGGAGTTCAGACAATTCACGGCCATTCGTTATCATCAATGTACTACGACACTCGACCGCAAGATACTGAAGGCGGTAAGGCAGTGACTGATGTTGAATTAAATAATGGTGTCGTTAAACGCTATCAAAACGAAAAGCTAATACATACGTTTGGTACTGAACTTAAAGGCGAAGAGTTAACTGAACAGTATATAAGGTTAGCTCTATGAGAACTGCACTATTATTATCAATGATTCTAATTAGTCCTTTAAAGGTTCAAGGTACTGCGATTGATTATGATTACGATATAGATATGCATGGTGAATCGTTCTTAATGACTCAAGATACATATTGTATGGCATTGAATATTTACCATGAAAGTAGATCTGAGAATCTTGCTGGTAAGTTTGCTGTTGCTGATGTGGTAGTGAATCGTTTAAATGATCGTAGATACCCTAATACTATTTGTGGTGTAATATACGACGCTGAACTTAAACCGTCATGGAAGGACCCTACTAAAGAAGTACCTGTAAGGAATCGCTGTCAGTTCAGTTGGTATTGCGATGGGAAGCCAGACGAACCTACAGAACAGGATGCGTGGAATGAAAGTATATTAGTTGCACATCAATTAATATTCGAAGGTCGCATGGAAGGAATAACAGAAGGCGCTACTCATTACCACACAACGTATGTAGAACCATACTGGGCAACTTCGTTAGATTTAGTTGGACATATAGGAACCCATATCTTTTACCGAGAAAACTAATAAATATATCCATATAAACATTATGGAGTAAATTATGAGAGTTGCCGGTGTTGATTACAGTTTAAGTAGTCCAGCAATTTGTGTACATGAAGGTGATGAGTGGAGTTACGATAACTGTACCTTTTATTATTATGTAAAGCAAAAGAAATTACTAATTGGAGAGAAGGGACAGTATCAAGCAACAATGTATCCTGATAACTGGTTTAACGATCAAGACAGATATGATATCATCGGATCTTGGTCTCAGGCAAAATGTTTTGAATGTGACTTCGTTGGAATTGAAGGCTACGCGTTTGGAGCGGTCGGTAGAGTATTTCAAATAGCAGAGAACTGTGGATTGCTTAAACACAAACTATGGGAGAAAGGAATTGCTTACGATGTCTACGCACCAACTATGATTAAAAAGTTTGGGTGTGGTAAAGGCAATGCAAATAAAGAAGCAATGATAGATGCATTTGAATTAGAGACAGGCGTTAACGTTCGTGAAAAGTGTGGTATAATAAACAAATCGTGGAATCCTATTACTGATATTGTAGATGCTTACTATATCTGTAAATATGGTTTTACTCAAATAATAGAGAAGAAAGATGATAGTAATATTTAACGGACCTCCAGCTTCAGGAAAAGATGAAGCAGCAACTGTATTTAAAGAAAGGTTTGGCTTTGGCAATCTTAGCTTTAAGTATCAATTATTCAAAGAAACTATTAATCATTTTGAAGTTGATGAAAGATGGTTCATGGATGGATATAACAATAGAGCACAAAAGGAAAAGAGAGAGTTTGCTCTAAACGATATGTCAAGACGTGAAGCAATGATTCATGTATCTGAGAATATTATTAAACCAAAGAAAGGTTTGGATTACTTCGGTCGTTCAGTCGCCGATGAAATATTCGAAGATAATCACTATGCGTTAGCAGATGGTGGATTTGTTGAAGAACTTGAGCCTATTGTTAAAAAGGTTGGCAGAGAAAATGTTATCATAGTTCAATTAACTAGAGAAGGTTGTGACTATTCGACTGATTCAAGAAAGTACTTTAATGGTAATCTAATTAAAGAATATACTGTTAATATGTCAACCGACATTGATAAGGCATATGTCTTAAAAGAAGAAATGGATGTTTCTACATATAGAATTCATAACAATGGTTCAGTCACTGCGTTTCATAGTGCTCTTGAAAATATATATAATGATTTGAAGGAATCCCATGGACTCGAAGCTACAGAACCTTCCGACGCCTAATATAATAAACCTTACCGAATGTAGGGATAGAAAATATTGGACAGAAGAACAATGGATGCAACGTGGAGTAAAATCCATTCGCGTTCATTCTTATGATCGTTATGAAGAAGGAGTTTCTATTCCGTTCATCGGCGAACAGGATATCATTGACCAAACAACTAAAGGTGTTACCTCTTCTCATCTATTAACTATTAAATGGTGGCTGGAAAATACCGACGAAGAATATGGATTGTTCTTTGAAGATGATGTTGATTATAGTACAATAGATCATTGGAATTTTACACTCGAAGAATATATTGCGAGGTGCAGCCTATGGGATTGGGGTTGTCTGCATTTGTGTAATGTGTTTGAGTATCCTTATGACTATCGTAATGAATACATTCCTATGGTTCCAAGAAAAAGAATGCCTTGGGATCATGGATTACAAGCATACGCTTTAACTAGAGAATATGCTACTAAGATCGTTGATTATTATTTTGGTCATGATTCTAGTAAGATTCATTATCGTATGCCATTAGGATCTCCAATAACAACAGAAAACAATGTTATGCACGGATTTGGTTTAGTAATTACTTTTCCATTATTCAACCATAATGTTACAGACTTTAGATCAAAGAATATATATTATTACAACGAACAGGCAAGCAGTGCTTTTTATTCATACGAGTTCCTAAAGGATTGGTGGACAAATAAAGGCTCTCTGTTATCGCTTGAGGAAATCTTTGATGATGAACGTGAAACTAATAAAATTTATGAGGAATTAAAATGAGTGTAGTATATAAAGGTGAGATCGTAGAATCAGAATTATCAGTTAACTCGAAAGGCGGAACTGAAATGATGAGACAACGACTAATAGACAATGTTGATAAAAGTGTATTAGAAAAAGTGGCAGTACATCTATCTCGACCCAGAGAAGTATATGATGACGTACCAAATGTATTATGGTGCCATGATCTAGCAGAAGATCCAGAAAACAAAATCTTAAGAGATGGCGGTTGGAATGTATTTCAACACTTTGTCTTTGTGTCATCATGGCAGAGAGATCAGTATATCGTAAGATTCGGTATTCCATATTCTAAGTGTTCTGTTATTAGCAATGCTATTGAAACAAAGTATGCTCCATTTAAAAAGGATATGGAAACTATTCGCTTTGTGTATCATACAACTCCACATCGTGGTCTTGAGTTACTTATTCCTGTATTCGAAGCACTATGTAAAGAATTCGATAATATCCATCTTGATGTTTATTCAGGGTTCGGTATCTATGGTTGGGAATCTCGTGATGAAGCGTATAAAGGATTGTACGAAAGAATTGGTCAGCATGATAAGATGACCTATCACGGTGTACAACCAAACGAAGTAGTAATGGAAGCGCTAAAGCAATCGCATATTTTCTTATATCCTAATATTTGGAAAGAGACCTCATGTATTGCTTTAATTGAAGCTATTAAATCTCAGATGATTTGTATCCATCCTAACTACGGTGCATTGCCTGAGACTGCATCTAATGCTACTATCATGTACGATTGGAGTGAAGATGCAAATACTCATGCTAACTATTGTTTCGCAGTTACTAAACAGATACTTAATCAAATGAAAACCGACGAAAACTATTTCCATGGGTTTACTTATTCAGATAGGTTTAACTTGGCACGTAATACTGTTCCTAGTTTCACTACTATGTTTAATACTCTATTGAGAAACGTCGGAGATATCTATCAAAAATAAAAACAACGTAATACAGTTTCCAAGGACTGATTATGAAACGCCCAATTCTCACGAAGAGGTTGGGCAGAAGATCAGACAGTACAAGGAATCGTACTCGTCTGAGCTATCAGAGATCATATGGGAAAACGTATTGGGTGAGATGGCAAGAGCTGGTTGCGACTTAGAGGAAGACGCTGAGTTATACTTTCCGAGTATGATTCTAATCTTTGAAGCAATACGTTCTTTACATCTCATGACTATGGGAGTTGATCACGAACTCCAAGACTATGCTCAAGAAAACGTATATGTAGCAGATGGATCTGACGAAACTGCCTTAACTGGTGGTTTTATGAAAAAAGTTGATGAAACCATTGACATTGACCCAGATCTTTGATATAATAGTCTAACAAATTAAATAAAAGGTTACATTATGATATTAGTTGATTATAACCAAGTTATGCTAGCGAGTCTATTCGCAAGTATTGGCAATCACACAAACGTTGAGTTAGATGAAAATCTACTACGTCACATGTTCTTAAACTCTATTCGATTCAATCGCAAAAAGTTTACTGCTGAATATGGTGAGATCGTATTATGTTGCGATAACAAAAATGTTTGGAGACGTGATTACTATCCTTACTATAAAGCCAATCGTAAAAAGAGTCGAGATGATTCTGATTTAGATTGGAATGCGTTGTTTGAAATCATTCATCGTATTCGTGCTGAGATTGAAGAGTTCTTCCCATACAAGGTTGTATCGGTAGATCGTTGTGAAGCTGATGATATCATCGCAACATTATGTATGGAACATGGTACTGAATTAAATACCGGTTCTGAAAAGATTCTTGTTCTCTCAGGAGATAAGGATTTCATTCAACTACATAAGTACGCTAACGTAGATCAATATAATCCAGTACTAAAGAAATGGGTTACTCATGCAAATCCTCAATGGTATTTGGTTGAACATGTTCTTAAAGGTGATACTGGTGATGGTGTTCCAAATATCCTTTCTCCTGATAATTGTTTAGCTGTTGGTGAAAGACAAAAGCCAATGACTAAGAAAAGGATTGAGCAGTTTACTCAGAACCCAGAGTCAATGGATGAAGAAACGCGATTAAGGTTTAAGCGTAATAAACAAATGATTGACCTTACACAAATACCTCAAGAGTTCATAGATCAGATTCTTGAAAACTATAACAATAACCCAGATGTTGGCCGAGGACATCTATTTAACTATTTTGTTAAAAACAAGCTCAAGGGTTTAATCGGCGACTTACAGGACTTTTAAAATGATAAGAGAATCAATTGCAGACACTATCTTAGCTGCAGGCAAACTAAAAACATCAGAAGAAAAGGTTGCGAATCTTCAATCTAACGTTTCAGTTGCATTAAGAACTATTCTTCGTCTAATATATGACAAAGAAATTAATTTCCTTATTCCTGATAGCCCTCCACCTTATAAAGTGAATGGTGCCATTGAGAATACTGAGACTATGTTATATCGTGAATCAAGACGGATGAAAATCTTTATTGAAGGTGGCGGTTACGACAATCTACAGCAATCCAAACGTGAAAATTTATTCATTGGATTGCTTGAAGATCTTCACCCATCAGACGCAAAGCTTTTAGTCGAAAACGTAGTACCTCATAAAGCAGTTAAAGGCGTAACAAGAAAGGTTGTTGAAGAAGCCTTTCCTGATTTGTTTACTACACCAATGGATATGCGATAAGGATACTATGATGGCCAAGCGGTTTAAACAGATCCGTGATAGTGGTAACGAATGGGAATCAGCCAAGCTGGAGGACCGAAGACGCGAGAAAGATAAGAAGCGTACTCGGTCCGAGACCCGCAAGCACAAGCTTAGTGAAAAACATAAATTAATCTCATAAAGTTGTTGACATTCATAACAAACTGTGTTATAATGGTACTATAAATTGATAATGAATTGGAATAAAGAATGGATCACAGAAAAGACAAATTAATCCTTGTAGATTGCGATGGTGTATTACTTGATTGGAAATACGCCTTCTATAAATGGATGGAAGAAAGTAATGGACTGGAAGTAATGGAAGAAGGCGTCTATGACGTTGCTACTACCTTTCATATTACAAAACTTGAGGCAAAAACCTTAGTTAGACAGTTTAACGAATCAGCTAGGATTGGATTCCTCCCTGGGTTACGCGATGCTATCAAGTACGTTAAAATGTTACATGCAGAAGGATACGTATTTCATTGCATTACTTCTTTATCAACAGACCCATACGCAAAGATAATGAGATTAGCGAATCTTGAAAGATTGTTCGGCGAAGGCGTGTTTGAAGAATTGGTATGTCTTGACTGCGGAGACGATAAAGACGAAGGATTACTACCTTATAAAGATAGTGGATGTATCTGGGTAGAAGATAAACCATCTAATGCCGAGTGTGGCGCAAACTTAGGACTCAGAGCTGTTCTAATTGAACATGACTTTAATATAGATTATATTAATAATGATATAGCAAAAGTTAAAAATTGGAAAGAAATCTACGAGTCCATCGTATAAATAACTATATGACTGTTAGGATAATATATTAAATGCCAAATTACTCATTTAAAAACAAAGACGGCACAGGCGAGGTCTTCGATAAATTTCTGAAGATGGCTGACCGCGAAGTCTTCCTCCAAGACAACCCACATATCAAACAAGTCATAACTAGTGGCACGCCTATGGTTGATAGTATACGTATGGGAAGGCAAAAGCCTGACCAAGGATTCCGCGATATACTTTCATCCATGAAACAAAACAAATCATACACCGGAAACAAAATCAACGATTGGAAATAAGACTCCATTTTAACCTTATCTTCCAACGTGAACTTAGGAGGTTATATGTCAAGACAGCGTCGTTTATCACCAAAGAAAGAAAATAGGAAAGGTCGTAAAGAAGAAGGTTCAAGAATGGATACTAAATTCACTATGAATCAAATTCGACCACTTACTGACACTCAAGGTGAAATGTTCGACAGCTATAATGCTGGGTATAATATCGCTGCCATTGGTACGGCAGGAACAGGTAAAACAATGTGTGGACTCTATCTAGGCTTATGTGATGTATTAGCCAACGATGACTACCATCAAGTTATCATTGTTCGTTCTGCGGTTCAAACAAGAGAACAAGGTTTTATGCCTGGGACTCAAGCGCAAAAGGAAGCAGTATATTCGGTTCCCTATGCAGACGTAGTAAATGATTTATTTGGCAGAGGAGATGCGTGGTCAATACTAAACCAAAAGTCTTCAGTCAAATTTATGACATCATCGTTCGTTAGAGGTTTAACGTTTGATAATTCTATTATTATTGTAGATGAATGTCAAAGTATGACTTATCATGAA